ACCTTTAGAGTATTTGCGAGACCGAGGAATATCCATGGAGCAGATAAAGCTTTGGAAAATAGGCTACTGCACAGAGGGAAGATACGGAGGCCGCATTATCATCCCATCATTCAACATGAACGGAGACGTCAATTATTTTATTGCACGTTCGTATGTGGGACACAAGAGAAAATATCTCAACCCTCTGGCATCTAAGGATATCATATTCAATGAACTTATCATTGATTGGGACGAACCGGTTGTTCTAGTTGAGGGTGTCTTCGACGCTCTCGTTGCAGGAACACAAGCCGTCCCTATCCTCGGCTCCACTTTAAGGACAAACTCTCGCCTGTTTCAAGCGTTGTCTATCAACGACACACCAGTATACCTAGGACTTGATGCAGACGCCGAGAAGAAGGCTTCTTGGATGATTAAAAGTATGTTAGAGTATGACATGGAGATCTATAGGATAGATACATCAGCAGTTGAAGATATTGGTTCAATGTCCGAAAGGCAATTCTATAATGCCTTCCAAGATGCGGAACCAATAGAGTCTGACTTTTATTTCTTTGAACGAATGATTAGCAGGATATAAAAAAAACTTGACAGATCTTCCGTAATGTGTTATAATGATAACATAAGTAATCACGGAGGATATATGACTTATAAGATCGCGCATTTTGCGGATACACATATTCGTAATCTTAAATATCACGAAGAGTACCGTTTTGTTTTTAAACAAATGTACAAGAAGCTTCGAGAGCAGAAAGTTGATATGATTGTTCATTGCGGTGACCTCGCTCACACAAAGACTCAACTATCACCAGAATACTTTGCTATGGCAGCAGAGTTTCTAAAGAACTTGGCGGACATCGCGCCAACCTATATTATATTAGGAAATCACGATGGGAACCTTAGAAACTCTGGAAGGGAGGATGCTGTAACACCAATAGCGGAAGCTTTGGCTCATCCTAACTTACACCTTCTAAAAGACTCAGGAAACTATCGAGTTGACTCTGGGTTATCGTTCAACGTGTTGTCTATCTTTGACAGAGAGCATTGGGAAGAGCCCGATACAAATGGTATCAATATTGCTTTATATCATGGTGCTGTTATGGGCTCAACGACAGGAACAGGTTGGGCTATGGAACATGGAGACGATGATGTCTCTGTATTCAAGGGTCATGATTTTGCTATGCTTGGAGACATCCATAAGCCACAGATTTTAGATCCAGAAGGTCGTGTACAGTATGCTGGTTCGACAATCCAACAGAACTTCTCAGAAGGTTCTCGTAAGGGTTACAAACTATGGCATATTGACTCGAAAGACAAGTTCAATGTACAACACGTCACATTTGTCTCTCCTCGTCCATTTATGACCATTAACTTAGATAAGGCTGGTGTTATACCGGAACACTATCATATCCCAAGAGGTGCAAGGCTCAGGCTCATCTCACGTACCAACTTGCCATCAACCAAGATACGTCAGGTTACTGATTTAGCTCGTTCTAAATATAATCCGACCTCTGTTACCTTTGTTGACAAAAGTACGTCAGAATTCACATCCTCGCTTGGAGAAACACAAAGGATGGAGAACCTACGAGAGATCTCCGTTCAAGAAAGGTGGATTAGAGAATATTTGAAAGAATATGAACTAGAAGAGCAAATAATGCAGGAAGTACTCGATCTAAACTCTAAATATAATAAGGAAGCAGAAAAGAATGAAGAAGTCAGAAGGAACGTCACATGGAATATTAAAGAGATGCGGTTTGAAAATCTATTCAATTATGGACAAGATAACCACGTTGATTTTACAAAACTCTCTGGAATTGTTGGCATTTTTGGCAAGAACTACAGTGGCAAATCTTCTGTTATTGATTCTGCTTTGTATGGTCTTTTTAACACAACCTCCAAAGGAGAGAGGAAGAACGTTCATCTCGTCAATCAAAACAAGAGCAAAGCAAGTATACAAATGGTCATTGAAGCAGACGGCCAGCAGTATCAAATATCTCGTAATCTTAATAAGTCTAGTAAGACCGTCAAAGGAAAGTCCGTCATTAGCGCCTCTGGTGATCTTGATTTCCACAATCTCACTACCGATAGTTCTTGCAATGGCGATTCTGTAAAGGATAGTGACAAGAATATTAGACGTGTCTTTGGTTCCATTGATGACTTCATGGTCACCTCAATGGCTTCTCAAATGGATTCTTTGGCATTTATCAAAGAAGGTTCCACGAAGCGAAAAGAGATTCTTGCAAAGTTTCTTGATCTTGAAATCTTTGATCAAAAGTTCAAACTGGCTAAGAAAAACTCAGCTGACATAAGCGCCTTGATTAAGAGATTTAAGAATAGGAATCTTTCATCACAATTGATAATTAAACAAGAGACTATCGAAGAGATCAAAGATGATATAGATAGACAAACAGACCTTTGTAAGAAGCACACCAACAGGTATGAAGAGCTTCGAGATGAACTGTCGAAGATAGAACAAGATATTGCATCCATCCCTACAGAGATAGTAGACATACATGAGATTGAAGATGTTATTGCACAAAGGCACAATGAAGTCAGAGTAGCGATGGATCTAATTTCAACATATAAAATTGATATTGAAAAGAACAGAGAAATAGCTTCTGAGCTGGTAAACTATATTTCTTCACTATCTGTTGAACGTTTGAGTGACCTTCAAGAAACTTGGAAAGAGTATAAACAACAACACCGAGAAACAGTACAAAAATTGAATACTGTATCTGTTAAACAAAAGAATACTGTTAAGAAGATAAGAATGTTAGACAATCACGAGTATGATCCAGATTGTAATTTCTGTTGTGATAACAAGTTCGTCAAGGATGCCAATAAAGCAAAAGAAACACTACCCTCCATCCAAGCTGACTTGGACGGTTTGTCTGAGAGTATATCAGTATTCGAAGAAAAAATGAAATTCTTAGACATTGATTCTATACGCTCAGACTTGGAAAAGTATGACAGTTTGAAGACTAGAAAAAATAAACTTATTTCTGATGCGAAGAACATGGAGATAAAAGTAGATTCATTAGAATCAAGAGTGTCTTTGTATAAAAACGAACTGGTGTCTTTAGAACAGAAGAGAGAAGAGTATGAGAGCAACAAACACGCTATCGAAAACCTTTCCTCGCTCACAAGAGAAAAACACGCTGTAAGAGCTAAGATGCTTGAGGCAAAGGCAAGAAAAGAAAAATGTGATAAGAAGATACAAGACTGTCTAGTTGAGATGGGGTCCGTTAAGCACTCTATGAAAGTGGTAAGATCAGAGAAAGCAGAGCAAGATGCCCTAGAAGCTGAATGGACTGCTTATGACTTGTTTATGAGATGCATGCACACTAATGGTATCGCCTATGAAGTTATCAAGCAAAAACTTCCTATCATCAATGAAGAAATACAGAAGTGTCTCTCAACCATTGTGGACTTCGAAATTATATTTGAAGAAGATGGGAGAAATCTTAATATTAATATAAGACATCCTAAATATGAGTCTCGCCCAATCTCTATGGGCTCAGGAGCCGAGAAGACAATAGCAGCAATGGCCATACGTTTGGCTCTAATTTCTATTACGAATTTGCCAAAGAGTACACTATTTATTATGGACGAACCAGCCACAGCTCTTGATCAAGAGCATATGGAAGGTTTTATTAGGCTTTTGGAGATGATCAAAACAAAATTTAAAACTATTCTTTTAATATCACATTTAGATGTTCTCAAAGATTGCGTTGATAAAACAATCGATATCCAAAAGCACAATGGCTATGCCAAGGTAAATGTTTAGGAGGATAAGATGTGGAGATTGAAGAGTTATTACAAAAGGTGGAACAACATATGATAGATAGAAAAAAAATGATGGAAAATGTAAAAGAAGAAGTACAAGAGAAGGTTGAGAAAATTGATCTTCAAAAAGTTCTTCATTTAGATAATCCGAAGAAAGGTGTCCTTGATGCTCTTCAAGAAAAGATGATTTCAAGAAAACTTCTTGTTTTCGTCTGCGCCACAGCTCTCCTTGCATCTGCACAGTTAGACCCTGAAACTTGGGGAATGATTGCTATGATGTATATCGGTGGACAAACCGCTGTTGACTTTGCAAAAATGTGGAGGCATGGACAATGAAAATAAACAATAAACAATTAAAACAAATAATCAAAGAAGAATTAAACAAAGTTCTTAACGAAATGAGCGGTGGTGGATTAGATGTTTTAAAACCTCAAATGGATCAGAAAGAGTATAAGACTGTTTCGGATGACATCAAGGACGAGAAGGACGGCGGTTGGTATATACGCAAGTATGTAATGGCATTAGAAGAAGCCTACAGACCAAATCGCTTCTACGCCAAGGCAGGTTTTCCCGGCATGTACTGGACCAAAATAGCAGAACCTTTCGCATACCAAAAGAAAGTGCTTAACCAAGAATACGTTCAGAAGGCCAAGCAGGAAGTTATAAAGGACCCATCAGTTTTTACACCAACAGGTCTAGGTAGAGCAATTGCCATCTTAGAATTTTTAGACGAGTCGTCTGGAGGAATTAAGGGGATTGATAAGGATGTTTTTTAATGATTTATTTGTCTAAGGCAAAGGCATGGATTAAAGCTCACTGGGACTGGTTAGTTCTTGTGGGCTTGTTCTGTTTGGCTTACTTATTAGGCAAAAAAGACTCAGGTACTTTGCTGGCTCAAGCAAAAATTGCAAAGAACCAATACAAAGATGACAACGATAACCTTGAAAGGTTGCGAGAAGAAAAGAAAGTTAGAGAGAATAAGATAGAAGATATAACTCAAAAGGTGTTCGACAGACTCCAAGAGGAACGAAAAGAGAAGCTTGAGAAACTAAAAGAACAAACCACATCACCTGATGATGTGTTTCAAGACATAGGAATAACTAAAAAATGATTTTAATATTATTAACCAGCTTGGCTTACGGAGTCAGTCCAGAATATACTTATATCTCAGCAGGAGAACCAGCACCTTTCTCTGGACGTTTATTCAATGATGAGGCAGCTCAGTTGCTGTCTGATAAAGTATCAAAGGCTGAAGACATGTGTCGGATTGAGCTTGATTATCAAGTCGGCATGGTCCTAGCAAAGAAAAATGAAGAAATCAAAGAGATAAGATCGGAACATCTCTACCAAAAGGAAGTATTAGTATCCAAGATTGAATCCCAACAGAAGCGGATAGAGAGCTTAGAGAAGCTAAAAACTCCTCCAAAAAAACAACTTTGGTTCACTTTAGGACTAATTACTGGTGTAGGAACTACGATAGCAATAGCAAAGGCGGTTGAATGAAAAAGAAAGATCCAAACTATATTGTAAAGGTTGAAAAAGAGATAGCAAAAAAGTATGGAGACAAGACAGTCCAACACCCTAAGAGTCAATGGACTGATGAAAAAGAGAAAGAATACGTCAAACAATTGAAAGACCTTTACAAAAGAAGAAACGAAGAAGAACAAGAACACGTTGAAGTAAATGGAGTTTTTGTTTCAAATAAACTATTTACAAAAGAAACCAAGCGTTCTTGTCCCGTTTGTAATACATACTCCTTCAAATCTAACGATGATGTTTATATGTCAAAGTTTCAATGTTGTGAAAAGTGTTATATTCAATGGATTGAAGGCCGAGAAGAACGTTGGTTAAAAGGATGGAGACCCAATAATGAGTAGCACAACATTAGAAATTATACAAGGACTTGCCCAAGCGGCAGCAAATGGATACGATGGAGCACACGATGAGCGTTACGTTCGTCCTGATGAGACCAAAAGCATGGGACTGAAGCGAGAAAACGGATGCCCTCTAAATGACTCAAGAGTTATTGATGGCTTTTCTGTTAAGTTTTATGGAAACAGGTTATGCCTTTCCTACCAATCAGATGTTCTTCTTAAAGACATCTATACAAAAAACTTTGCTGGAGATATAGATCGTCAGATGAATGAGATCAAAAAGTTTCTTCAAAAGGAATATAGAAAGATAACAGGAAATTCTGTGACACTTACAAAAGATGGTGATGCGGATGTTCTTGTACAATCAACCTCTAGGGTACGTTCTTTTGTAAATGCAAAGCAACATTACAAGATATCAGGGCTCAAGGAGTTACCACAACTTGAACCAGCTATCGAAGACTCAAGGAAGATTACACGAAAGTTTTTAGATCAGTTCTCAGACAAACGTCCGAGTAACGACACACGCAAAAAAGGAGCGAATCAAAAATGAAAATATCAAAAGAAAGACTAAAGCAAATTATAAAAGAAGAATTAGAAGCTACCATAACAGAAATGGATAGCAACGATATTGATAACCTGAGACCGGAACTAAGAGATGAATTCCGCGAACTCCCAGATGCTGGTGGTTCTATAGCAGGTTCTCCCGGAGCAGCTGCTCGTGATGAACTTATTCAAATAGCCGACTCGATGGACTCACCCGAAGATCTTCAAAGACTAGCACAAACAGTTGATTCTGAAGCGGCTAAAAGAGCACTTGAAGCAATCTTAGGATCATAAACAATAGGACATCATGTCACTAAAGCTATCAAAGAAAGAGATTATAAAAGAGATCGTAAAGTCTGGGAAAGAACCTGTATATTTTATCAATAACTATTGCAGAATCTCTCACCCACTTCGCGGGCTCATTCCGTTTAACACGTATCCATATCAGGATAACCTAGTTAATGATTTCAACGATTATCGCTTCACAGTTATACTAAAAGCAAGACAGTTGGGTATCTCTACGATCTCTGCTGCCTATGCTGTTTGGTTTATGTTGTTTCACAAAGAAAAGAATATCTTGGTCATGGCAACAAAGTTTACCACAGCAGCCAACTTGGTCAAGAAGGTAAAACAAGTAATGAAGAACCTTCCGCCTTGGATGCAGGTGGCTAAGATCACAATCGATAACCGAAACTCGTTTGAACTTTCAAACGGTTCGACTATCAAAGCAGTTGGGACATCAGCAGACGCTGGTCGTTCGGAAGCTCTGTCTTTACTCATTATTGACGAAGCGGCACACGTTGAGGGGCTCGAAGAGCTTTGGGCAGGGCTTTACCCTACTCTATCAACTGGTGGACGCTGCATAGCTTTATCGACACCTATGGGTGTTGGGAACTGGTTTCATAGAACTTATGTAGACTCAGAGAACGGTGATAATGAATTTCACCCTGTTTCGTTGCCTTGGGATGTTCATCCCGAACGAGACCAAGCTTGGTTCGAGAAAGAAACCAAGAATATGTCGAGAAGACAAATAGCACAAGAGCTTGAATGTAATTTCAATACATCGGGCGAGACAGTTATTCACCCTGATGATATCTCTTGGATACAACAACAAGTTTGTGAACCAGAATATAGAACCGGTTGGGATCGCAATATGTGGATATGGGAGAGGTATCAAGAGGGTGTGCCTTATCTTTTAGTAGCAGACGTTGCTAGAGGTGACGGTGCTGATAGTTCCGTATTTCATGTAATGAGAACAGACACAATGGAAGCGGTTGCTGAATATCAAGGTAAGCCGACACTAGATCACTTCGCTCGTATTTTAAACGACGCAGGGAAAGAATATGGCGGATGTCTTTTGGTTGTTGAAAATATTGGTATTGGAATCTCTGTTTGCGAGAAACTACGAGACTTGGAATACCCTAACCTATACTATTCAATAAAAGGAACTCATGAGTATGTGGATGCTTTGACGGGAGAATATAGTTCAAATGCTGTTATGGGTTTCACAACGTCAACAAAAACAAGACCTCTGATTGTAGCAAAGCTCGAAGAATACATCAGGAATAAATTGGTAAAAACAAAGTCTCAACGTTTATTCTCGGAAACAAAAACATTTATTTGGAACAATGGAAAACCACAAGCAATGAGAAGTTATCATGACGATTTGATAATGTCTTTAGCTATTGCATGCTGGGTAAGAGATACAGCACTAGAAGTATCCGAGAAAGAAGTTTTATATAAGAAAGCTATGGTAGATGGAATGTACTCAACAGGTCGAACCATCAACACAGCAATTCCGGGTATGAAAGAATATAGTAAAGAATTTGAAAAGAAGTATGAGAAAGAGATACAGGTGGCAACAGAATTTGCTTGGATTTTCAAGGGATGAGTTGACAAACCCCTTACTTTATGGTATAATACAACTATTTACTACAAAAAGGTTAACATATGGCAAAATATAATAAAAAGTCGCCCTACAATCCACAATCAGATTTGTTTAAGGCACTTACAAGACTGTTCTCTGGTCCGATAACCCAGAGGAGAACACAAACTGGTCGACAGCTGAAAAGGACTCAACTGGATATGTATTCAAGTCGCTTTAAATCGGCTTCCGGAAAACAGTTTAAAAAACGAGAACATAATCCGTTAAATAATATTACAATGAACATGATCTCCAATCGAAATAGATCTGAGAGATATGTTGATTTTGACGAAATGGAATACGTTCCGGAGATCGCTTCGTCATTAGACATCTATGCTGATGAGATGACAACTCACACAGACATACGTCCAATGCTAAGGATTAAGTGCGCGAATGAAGAAATCAAACATATATTACAAAATCTTTATCATAACATTTTAAATATTGAGCACAACTTGTTTGGTTGGGCTAGGACAATGTGCAAGTATGGAGATTTCTTTCTCTATCTTGATATAGATGACCAGTTAGGAATTAGAGCTGCCATTGGGCTCCCTCCTCAGGAAATTGAAAGACTTGAAGGAGAAGATCCGACTAATCCAAATTATGTCCAATACCAGTGGAACACTGCTGCTATGACGCTTGAAAACTGGCAAGTAGCTCATTTTCGCATCCTAGGGAACGATAAGCATGCTCCCTATGGAACATCTGTTCTAGAGCCGGCTCGTCGTATTTATAGACAACTTATCTTGTTAGAAGATGCTATGATGGCCTATCGTATTGTTCGTGCACCAGAGCGACGAGTATTTAAGATCGATGTTGGAGGTATTCCTCCTCAAGAGGTTGAACAATACATGCAGAAAGTTATGACTCAAATGAAACGACATCAGGTAGTCGATCCAAAGACCGGCAAAATTGATCTTCGTTACAACCCAATGTCGGTTGAAGAAGACTATTACATTCCAATTCGCGGAGGGTCTTCAAGTACAGATATAACATCTCTTCCCGGTGCCCAGTTCAACGGAGGTATCGATGATGTCAAATACCTTAGAGATAAACTGTTCTCCGCTCTTAAAATACCACAATCATACTTGACGATGGGAGAAGGAGCGACAGAGGACAAAACAACTCTCGCACAGAAAGACATACGTTTTGCAAGAACCATCCAGAGATTACAAAGAGTGGCTATCTCTGAACTTGAAAAGGTAGGAATTATACACCTATATACTCTCGGATACAGAGAGGACGATCTTCTTTCTTTTAAATTATATCTTAACAATCCTTCGAAGATTGCGGAACTACAAGAGCTTGAACATTGGAAACAAAAGTTTGATATTGCAGCTGCTGCAACCGAGGGTTATTTCTCAAAACGTTGGATTGCCGAGAATCTTCTCGGAATGTCTGAGGATGAATTTCTTAGAAACCAACGAGAGATGTTCTTTGATAAAAAGTATTCAGCCAAATTGGAAGCTGCCACCGCAGGTGGAGAAGCAGCTGAAGGTGATGCTGGAGGCGGCGGTCTTGCCGGTGGTCTTGGAGACCTCGGTGGAGCCGAAGGTGACCTTGGAGGTGACCTTGATCTCGGAGGGGAAGGTGAGGACATTGCTGGTGAAACTGGCGGTGATGAAGGGGGTGATACTGATCTCCTCGCCGAACCTCCACCCGCCAAACGTGATGAGACAATCACAAAACCACCAACGACTAACAAAGGTGGAGTAACAAAGCATTTAAAGAATGTAGCAAGAGGCGGAGAGCATGGTACAACAAAAAGAACGAAGTTCCAAGGAGCTTATGGTTATGGAAGCCTAAATACTATGTATGAACAAATGGACAAAGATGAAGACAAGCTATTTGCTGTCTCTCGTGATGTCGAAGCGCTATTAGAAGGTTTATTCAAAAAGGAGAATGAAGATGAAACACAATAAGAAAAGAAATACCGCTTTTCTTTACGAATGCCTAATCAAAGAAATGACAAAAGCAATCGTACGAAAGGACGATACTATAAAACAAACAGTGGTCGAGATTCTAAAGAATAACTTCTCAAAGGGATCTCCGTTGTATAATGACTTGCAACAATATAAACAACTACTTGAGACTCAAAATCTTTCCGAGGAATTTGCAACTCGCTTCATGACCGAAGTTAGAAAAGATTGGAATGAACTTGACAGAAAGGAAATATTCAATTCCCAAACTCAACTGATCAAGCAGATAAATGAATCTGTTTCTTCAAGCGTTTTTGCAAATTTTATACCCAACTATAAAAATATAGCAACAGTTGGCTCATATTTCTATTCTAAGGGCTCCAAACCTAAGACTAGACTGTTGATAGAGGATAGAGTAAAAACCCTTGTTATTTCTCAACCTACGGCTCTTAAAAGCGAAGAAATGAAAACTCTTGACAGTTTGGCTTATAATACTTTTGTAAATAAATTTAATGAAACATATCAACACACTCTTAGGGATGAACAACGAGGTTTGTTAACAAATTATATAACATCGTTCTCAGACAATGGTTTGGGACTGAAATCGTTTATGAATGAAGAACTTGGAAGATTGAAGGATACGATACAAACTCTTTCCGAAACCAACTATGCAGATAAACTTCTCAAAGTCAAAGAAAGACTAGAAGACTTTTCAAGACAACCAATAACAGAAAGTATGGTTAAGGACGTATTTTATATCCAAGACTTAATTGCGGAGATCAATAAAAATGAAAGTTAAAATATTACCACCGGAAGATATAGTCACAGTAGACATCGACAAGACTATTAGCGTCAAAGTCAAGCCATCTATAAGTGTTGAGATCAAAAACTCAAACAAAAAACGTATTGACTTTAAAATGAACATGAGAAAGGCTTTAAACGGAGATCTTATGATCTTTGACCATAAAGATATTGATATCATCGTTATGACAGAAAAAAAGAAAGTTGTTGCTTTTGCAAAAGATTTAATGTCCGAAATCGTTTATGGAGCAGAATCAAGACTGATGGAACATCTTAGACGAATGGGTGTTATCGAATATGATTCAATTCAAGGTGGAAATGTATATGGCTCCCTAGAAGGAAAGCTTCATGAAGCAGTTGAAAGAGACGCTCTCAAAACAACAATATTTCAAATATCTGAGTGGATGAGACAAGAAGCTCCATACGTTGAGGCTACAAAAGGTCACGACGAACAAATGGAAGATGCAACATTGAATCCTGATGGAGATAACTCAACCGAACTTGGAGAGGTTCCTCATGAGGACGAAAAAGGTTCTATAAAACAGCGAGGAATGTTCTCTCCATATTTCTATGGAAGGTACACTTACTGATGAAGCTTATAATGGAAGGTTGGAGAAAATTCCTAACAGAGAGTCCAATGTATGATTATGAACCAGATAGGTTCGGTCCACTATCTCTATATCATGACGATGGTAAGGATTATGGAGAGATTATATTATATCATATGATGCCAACAATTGTAGATAACGGAATGTATATTGTTGGGTATATGGGCTATGACGAAACAGGAGAGCCTTGTGTGCCAAAAACTTATCAAGTAAGTGGTGTCTATGTTGAAGAGCAAGCGAGAGGAAAAGGTTTTTCAAAAATGATGTATGATATGTTATTTGCAATAGCAAAAGACAAAGGTTTCGGAGTAACATCGGATCACTTTGTTGGAACTACTGATGTTGCTAAAGAGAAAGTCTGGAACAAGATAGAAGCTTCTGGTGAATACAGTAAAAGAGAGACCGAGAAGGGTAACTCGAAATTTGATTATAGCAACAGCACCCCTGATGATCCAAACGATGATTGCGATGCTGGGTTTGGTGGTGATACTTCCAAGCTAGCAACAGACTATTCTTTTGAGAAACAAGACACAGGGCAAGCCGAACAGTCTTATAAAAGTTTACTAAGAAACCATTTGTTAAATATAAGATATTTAAAGTCTGGAAAGGACATGAAGTGGTTAGAGGGGCAGTTATCAGATAGAGGTTCAACGGGCTTCAATGATGCTTACGCAACTCAAATATCAAAAGAGCCGAGTGAATAATGGAGTTGAATTGTTAAATTTTATATTAGCTGCTTACGGCTTAACGTTTATTCTTGTATATGGCAAGATATTCGAATCCCTCCGACCAAACAAAGACCCAAACAAAATGTGGACGCTTTTATTCTATTGTCCTCTATGTATGGGGTTTTGGGTTGGCGCATTTTTATTTTGCGTTAACAACCAAACAGAACTATTTACATTTGATTACACAATCGCTAATTTCTTTATCTGTGGTTGGATCTCTGCTGGAACATCTTATCTAATTTCAATGTTGGTCGATGACTTCGGATTGAGAATACCAAGAAAAGAAGAACATATTAATAACAAAAGGAAGATATTATGATTAAGTGGATGTTACAACCAGTTCGTCGTTGCTGTTCAGGCAG